GGCGATCAATACCAGCAGAAGGTTGAGTTTCACCAGAGAAAGACCCATCTTTCATTGCTTCCATTATATGCTCTAACGCAATAATCCCCTCATGTGATTCACACATGCGTTCAATCGCTGGCAATGCTTCTTGAGGAAAGAATTTATTTGCAAACATATTTGCAGAGTTAATTCTATCTGAAGCATTATCGCCTAGCTTTACGGTCTCGGCCTCAAGATCGGGGGTATTTCCTCCAATAGCAGACATATACATTTCTATGCCTTTTTGAAACTCTTCCTGCCCATAACCATTTTCATAAGCGTGATCAGACCACCATTGCAGTAATTCGCTATCAACCGCTGAGTCTGCATCTACAGATTCTGGCAGTTGATAATCCCCAGAAGTTTCGGGGCGATCCGCAAATGCCTCTGTTTTAATTTCTTCCATTAACTGAGAGCGCAAGTCTTCTTCTTTGCCGCCCAGTTTAGACTCAAGCTCCTTGTAAGCCTTGGCTAAATCATCTGGCGTTTTATATTTGCCAAGCAAAAGTTCTTCAGACGCTATCTCTTCGTCACTTTTAAAGATCGGATCGCCAGTTGATTCAGTATTAATTGATGTATCTACTGGCTCTACGGCTTCTGTTGGTTCTGAAACAAGGCTCTCGCTCATGTTTTGCTCCTATGTGCATGGGCTATTCTTTGGTCAATAAGGGCAACAATAAACCTTTGGCCCTCAAGGTGCCGCAATGCTTCCGTAGAAACATCAGGACCATGAACCATTTGAATAGTTATTGACTTTAAGTATTGCAAAACAGCCTGACCCGTAGGCGTTGAGAATACTTCTGCTACGTTCTGGCTTATATTTACATCGGTGGCTTTTGGTCTTTGGACGCCATCTATTCCAATATTAGCCTGCTGTTTCTGGACCACCCATTTGCTCCTGTGGTTGTTGTGCCGCTTGCTGTTGCGCCATTTGCTGCGCCATTGCAGTCATAGCCTTACGATCTTCTTCGTCACGAATCAAGGACTCAGGCACACCAAACTTTTTAGCCAGATACACAGCGGTTACTTCGCTATCAATTAATATCTGTAGCATTTCTGGCCCAAACGTACCGCCGATTAACTCAAGAAACCTAGATACAGTACCAATATCCTGATTTGATTGAGCTTGAGCAAGCGGAGAAACAGAGCGAACCTTAACTTCTCGCCCATTTACCTGCGGTATTTCAATGCGACCCTGCTTTTTAAGTATATAAATTACACGCTGCAATACTGGCTGCACCAGTTCCGCTTGCAATCTACCAAATGCGGAGCCAATACGACGAGATAAATCAGCCATGCGTTCCGCAACTTCTGTAGCAGAGGCAGGGGTTTTGTCTGGATTACCCAGCATATCGTTATACAAAGCACGTTTAATGTTTTGTCGCATATCTCCAAGAACAAGTTGAGCAACATCAAAGTTGCCAGCAGCTTGTAATGGCTGAAGTCCTGAACTTCCCATAGCTTTCGGTATGATAGATCCGGGCACCAAATTTATTGTGTCAGGATTAATTACTCCATCATCATCAACTTGGTAAATACCAGCAATAGACATTTGAGCGTTCTCAAGAATAAGCTCAATTGTTAGGTTAGTGGTTTTAATTGCAGATAATGCGTTGAGTAAAGGGCCGCGCCCATAAACTTCGCCAGCGCACTTAGACCAGCGGAAACAAACAAACGGATTAGAGCCTAGTCCCTTCATTTCTTTTTCGTGAACTATAGTTTTAGTGGTCATGCAGAGAGCGTAATGATAATAAGCCTCTTCATTCTTCTTGGTGTAATCTCGGCACACTACCTCAAGAATAGTTGTGTCTGCATCACGGCCCATCATTTGTTTTAACTTAGCGTCAAACTTACCATTAGGGTACATGATTGGCAGGGAATCAAAGGGAACCTTCTTGCGCTCACGAAATACATGGTCAATCTTATCATCTGGCCCAGTATCCAGCACAACATGGGGCAGTGGAATGGCGGTAAAGTTTACAGGATTAACCGAATCACCTTCTTCAACGCACAAAACCCCAGTACCAACAGCCAAATCCATAAAGGATTCATGCACCTCTTGGCTAAAATTAGAGTTTTGCAGCACCTCAAACACGTAGTTAGTTACAGAATCTAGCTCATTGTCTACTTTATCGCGCTCTTCTTCGGGTACTTCGCTTCCGCTAAGAAGATCAGCCCACCGCGCAAAGTTAGGAACCAACCCAGATTGAAGGCGGCTTGCAAATTCTTGGACACCAACAACAGCCGTTTCGTCAAAAATCCTATCGTCTCTACGCTGGCCTACTTCTTCATAGTAAAAAGATTCACGCATTGGCAGTGCATACTCATAGCACTCTTCAAAAAGCGGAACCCAGTTTTCTCTAGTAGCCTTAGCTTTTTCGTATCGCTTAATCTTACTTTTAACAATTGGATTGTTGCTATATTCCATTAGCCAAACCTACTCAAAAAGCCAGCACCGCCAGTAGTAGAGGAAAATAAGGAGCGTCTGCCTTTACCGCCGCCACTACCTTCGCGTTCACTGCGTGAATCAAGGGCCTCAGTAATATCTTCGCGCTTTGCTTTAGCTAATTTTTCTACCTCGGCACGTTTTGCCTCTTCAGCAGCAACCCTAGCCTCAGCAGCAGTTCTATTTTGCGCCTCTATTTCAGAAGCAGAGGGACCAGTAGCTACAGGGCTTGATGATTTAAACGGCTTGCACATTATATTCTCCTTTGTCGGCTCTCAGAAACACAACCAAGCAAAATTAACAATGCACAAACTTAATTATAACCTAGCCCATAGGCTTTGTTTCTTGCGAGTTGATCTTGATTTAGTGTCAAACACATGGAAATCACGCTTTGCTATAGAAGGTTGCATTGGCTTTTGGCTATTCATTAATGCCCTGCCCTCGCCAGCACCTAAGAAAAGGTACTGCGCTGCGTCATGTACGTGGCTAAACATATTCTTATCGGGCTTATCGGCGTATCTCTCACCCGAAACTTCCATACGTTTGTAGGAGTAACCGCCCTCAAATCCTTTGATAAGAGTAACGCACCGCCGATCTACAAGTAACGCAGGTTTGCCCTCCACCATTTTTGTCAGCTGGGAGGAAACCGACTCAAGGCGAAGGTCAACAGAATTAGAAGGCGCGGGAAAAGCCCGAAGGCCAGCACCACGAAGAATGTGAAAAGGCGTTGATTCATCTGTCTGCGCTCGGAAGTCACCAGCAGGATCGCCATAGATTATTACTTCACCAGCAGCAGCGAAGCGGGTTGATAGCTCATTCCTAAGAACTTCAGCAAATCTAACAATGCCCATATCAATAGCAACAATCTCAGACTGTACTAGCCACCGTCCTCTAACCTTCTGACCAAATACAGCAGCAGGAGTAAGACCAAAATCAATCCCCACATAAACGGGCGCAGAGGCAGCAATAGGTATTTCTTCTTTAGCAACATGAACATCACCAGCAAACATAGGATAAACAGGCTTGCCGTCTTGGATATGCCCTAGCTGATTCATTACATATACATCAATCCAGCTTTTAGTCTTACCCATTACAAGGTTTGTGTAATAAGTAGAAAGCATATTGCTTACGTTCTCAGCTTTAGGATTAGGAACGTAACCTTCTATTTCACCCTCTTCGTTTTTCTCTGCCACCATGCCAGAGGGTTGGGTATAGAAAGACCAGTTGTGCGGTTTAACGAGCATCTTAGCTTGCTCACGCGGTATATGGTCAGGGATTGGAACTTCACCAGCCATAATCGGCCACCAATGATCTTCTTCGGGAGCATTAGTGTCGGCAATGACGCCATTCCAAGTAGGGCCACCATCACGCATAGACGGAAAGCGTCCCACGCGCATTGTGCAAGCATCAATAATCGACTTCGGAATTTCTCTAGCTTCATTAATCCATATACCTGTTAATTCTAAAGACAGTAGTTTCTTAACATCTTCGGGTCTATCTAAAGCTAAGAAGATAACTTCAAGGTCAATGTCACCCCGTTTGATTCTATGGGTATAGGGAACAGACCAGTTGAACTTACCCCATTCATTTTCAGGAAACCAATCAAGCCAAGTCTTAATAGTTGTGGTTCTAAGCTGCGGATTGGTATTACGGATAATAGCCCATCTGCTTTTACGCCTTCCATCAATGCCTTTATTCTGCTGCAAGGCGCGGCGAAAGACCTCAACGCAACAGCACACAGACTTACCAGAACCAACAGGGCCACGTATTCCACGGAAAAACGTATCGTCTTTCATAAAGCCTTTGATCGTATCACCATCAGGCTTGTATTTAAAATCAATCATTACTTACTCATGATCTGCTGATCTATGCCGACCTTAATCATTCGACCCGCAATCTCTGGGCCTATAGCCTCAATCATTTTGTCAGTCTCATAGTTGGTAACAAAGTCATTTGGGTAATGCTTCATATGAGTTAGCTTAACAACTCGCCTAAGCGTGTCTCGCTCTTGCTGAGAAAGCGTATTAATAAAGGTCATTCCTTCCCTTCCATGTGCAAATCGTTAATCATTTTATCCATGTGCTTGCGTTGCTCTGGGGTGTATTGGTAATCGGGCCATTGCTTAACTACATAGCCACGAATAAAAGCATCAACCCTGCTAACATCCATCCACTTATCAAAGGGGCGTTTATCGCCAGATTCTTTATAAGCCTCATTATGGCT